AATATGCTCTCATAGAAGTGACTTGACTGTCTGTGAATTCCACTGGAATAGTAGTCAATTGTATCTTACTTCCGTCTAATGTATAATCTTTACCTAATGTTAATAGACGAGTGACTGCTACATTATCGCTATCTCTGTTATCAGTGATATACAAATACATGTGATCTTTTCTGAAATCATCATTGTTGATTGTTAATCCCAAATGATAGTCTATAGTACCAGCAACATACGCTACTTCTACATACTGTGACTTTCTAGAATATAACATATTTGATTGTTTATGTACCTGAGTTCCTTTGCGGGATTGTGTAATCGCTTCTATCACATCTAACGTAAGTGTACGAACATCACTATATGATTTTGTTTTATATAAACGCTTTGTCTGAGACATGACTAATTGCTTGAATGACCACCAATCTCTTCCTTGCTCGGATAATGATGCTGCGACATTCATCCCATCTATACCATAACACAAATCATGCATAATACTAATGTCATCATGCATAAATATTTCACCAGCATATGAGTTGACAATAATGCTCTTATGGTAGTTATTATCACCGAATGCATCACCTGAGAATCCAGGCGTACTTTCAATAATACTCAACCAATGAGACAGTGTTTCTTGTATTGTAAATTCTTTTATGAATTCGTTATTTGCATTGTGTTGATGTACATCTGGTATCTGTATACGTTCAGCATTTCCAAGAACTGTACTATTACGATAATATTCCACATCTACTGTAGAGATATTATCTTCTTGGGATGCGACTTCAATATCTGATATAACTATGCTGTTTTCATTTATAGTATATTCGGATATTGGTAATTTTCTTCCATCAACATGCACAGTATGAAAAAACTCATCCTGTGATATATTCGTTACAATACGACCTCTATTAGTCGCTGGATCAGATAATGATCCGAATTCAAGTACAAATGATATCGTATCTGGTAATGTTATTGTAATTTCTTCACCAACAACTGAAGTAGGTGTGAATATACTTCCATCAGTGTTGTAGAATGTTAAATCCTTTGTCGATGTGATATCATGAAATACATATGATGCATTCTTGCCTAATATTAATTGTGGTTGATTCGCTCTGCTTCTGTTATATACGCCTTCAGATAAAATTTCTGTGGTTGTTATATTTCCATCTCGTTCAAATACCAAGAACTCTTTATCAACTCTCCAGTCAGAATATCCAACTGGAATAGTAATATCGGAAGAATCTGCAAAAAGTTGAACACTATCCTTCGCACCTAATGAATACGCACTTGGTATATATGTACTTACATTATTGATTCCCTTAACAAAGAAATAATATCCTGGGATTTCAACCACTGGGTGTCCAAAATCTCTTGAGTAAGCATAACGTTCTGTAAATAGATTATTCTCGAATAAAATATTGGCGCCCGTTACAGTATCTTTGTATGATAATGCGAAATTTAATTCACCGTCAACTGCACCTGTACCTACTTTGTACGAAAACACCTTACTGCTTACAAACGTAGTTCCATTGTAACTACTCAATGATGTACCTTGGTTATCGAATAATTTAAACAATGGTGCTGCGTTTGGTAATGTCTTATTCTGTGCTATTTTTATTATACCATCGTAATACATGTCACTCTTTGCATATGCACTAGTTCCTGATAATTCATCATTTAAGACAACAAATGTATCACCATCGGTGAATGTATCAGTGCGTTCTAATTCAGTTAATGTATCAGATACGCCTTTAATGTATATGCCATTTCCTGTTGCAATACGTGAACCAGTTGCGGCTATAGTAGCGTCTAGTGATGATAATACATAATCTACTTGTCCTTTAAATACAATGTCAGTTGCATAATTTGCATGACCATGATCAGACATATGCATCAATGAATCGAATTGTATAATAGGACGCTTGGCTCTATTTGCTGTTACAATAACAGTGCTTGGATCAAACGAAGTAATCAATGTTTCCAAATACAAAAGACTTTCTTTGTGTATCCAGTGATTTGCACGCGACCATGAACTTGAAATATTATCAGATGCATCAATTACAATATAATCTTTAATAGTATGTGGTTGTGCGACTGACTCTATAGAATAACTATAAGGTGTAGTATCAGTGAAAAACTTTCGTCCCGATGCATCTGTTAATAATTTAAAACTAATACGAGTACCAACGCCAGTTACTAAGTATGTGCTGTCTGCAATGGCTGCATCGTAACCTAAGAATTTTATTTTCAATCCATTGAATAACTCTACTGAATTTACACTGTCTGTAATTGTTCCTAATGGTGAACCAGTAATGGTTGTTATCGGATTAGTATCTCCAGCAACTAAAAAGGTTGATTCATATACTGGTAGATCAGATGCCCAATAGTAAGAAACAAAATTTACAAACATATCTACATTGATAGGCGGTGAATATACATATGCATTAGAATTATATGCTGCATTATACCCATATTCGTCAAAATTCATTGCAACGCTATTTGCAATATCATCTACTGAAATTGTATGCATAACATTACCCAATGCGTCAGTCGTTATAATACCTGGCTCTAATTGAGGTGCTGTGCTATTTGTGTTTAGGTAATCATCATTATATCTAGTTAATGATTTACCAGACATATCTCCTACAAATGCATCAACATTTTCCATGTCACCTTTTGATATCATCTGATCAAATGTAGCATCTAACCATTTCTTATTAATGTCTGTCTTAAATGGAGTAGGTAACTTATTTACAGATTTGATTTCATTTACTGGGTAATCACCAGATCGCTTCGTAGGGTCTGTTTTCTCTTGTTTTGTAGATTTATAATTTTCCATATGTTACCTTAATTTGCCTTAATGTTTGTTTTTGTAATACTAGTTACGATATCAATATCTTTGACAGTTGCGTCAGGAATAAATAACTCATCTGTCAATGGTGTTATTTGAAATAATGAACCAAATACACTTGTAGAACTTTCTGGTACTATTACGAATGAACTTATAACACCAATCAATTCGTTATGTACATATGCTGCCAATTCAGTGAAATAAAACGTTTCTCCAAAATCCCAAAGACTTATATCAAAGAAGTTATTGATTGATGTAATAACCAATGCCTTTATATCGTTATCTGTTAAATTGATACCTGGGACTTTTATTACATTAAATCTTGATCTCAACTCTGGATCTGCTGCTGAACCAAATAATACCTTATATTTAACTGGGCGATAGATGATAGTATCGCTCATTGCTTTCTTTTTATTGACTACACTAGATTGATTGAATTGTCTGTTTAATTCATCTATAGTTGGTGGATTTGGCTTATTCGCCAATACACGTGATTCTAATAACCAAGCCTTGAATGTATTATTATAATCTCTTGTTAACGTAAATATATCAATAATGTTTGACAAACTAGGATCTACAATTTCATTTTCTGCTGGTACGTGAGTCCACTCAAATCTCAAATCTGACGTTGTTAGATTCGTCCCTGCAATATTAAAATATGCATCTGGATTATCTGCACGAGAACCAATTGAACTATCCAACAATGCAACAATAACTTTGTTTGATTGATATAAACCATTTGAATCTATATTATATCCCCATACATAAAATCTAATAAATTTTTCGGTAACAGTATCATATAGTTCAATGATGTCGCGATTTTTCTTTTTAGTGAATTCATTAATGTTATATTCATTTGTTAAATTTGTAAATTCAATTTGGTCAGTTGCTATTTCATATCTAGATATACGTGTGGTTATATCATAACTATTATTTATTACACCAGTTCCTATGATAGTAGGATCTACTTTAATCAACCATTCCAATGGACTAGTAGGTTCTGGTACTATTGCTGGTATTACATCCCAGTATGGATTAGTGGGAGTAGGATCATCAGCAGCATTGTAAACATATTTCAAATAAAATTCTTGTCCACCAGATAGTGCGGCTAAAATATTCGTTTTTTCCAATGTTGTAAATTGCGTTGCAAATGCAGGATAGATCATATCTAATGAAGCATTGTTTGGTATCTCAATATCAAATGCAATCGCTCCGAGTCCAGTAATAGTTAATCCAGATGGTTCACCTTGTGCATCATCTATTCCTCTGCCATTTGCAAAAATACTTGATACTTTTGCCCAATATGTAGTTCCACTTAATGAGAATTTAACTAATGCACCTACTGTAATATACTTCAAGTAATGAGTTTGAGATATGCCTACACCCTTTATCGCGAGCAATGAATCAACAAAATAACCAGTTGTATTATCATTCGTCTGCCAATTAAATACTACATCAGCAGGATCTACCGCGACCATATCGCTTCTTAATAATTCAAATGCATCTTTAAATCCAGAATAATACAAGTTCAACAACTCATGATTTTGTATTGCTGTTTTTATATAATTTTCAAATACACTTTCGATGACAATATCATCAGTATGTTCTACTTGTAGTGCCGTGCTATCTTGTGTAAGTGTACCATCAGTACCAAACAAATGTAGATTAGAGTATGTACCAGTTGGGTCGTATAATTTAGCATAACGACTATGACCACTGTGCGTTCTATTAACACTTTTTATTTTTAAAATATTCTCGCTTTGATTTAATAAAAAATTATTATAATCGTCGGCGGTAATCATTCTGTCCTGTGTTACGTAATTTCTTGGAGCATTTGTTTTTATTGTATCCAATGTTTCTGCGCTACTTGCATTAACTACTGGTGATTTTAACTGTAATCCAACTATCATATTGTATGTGTTGCCATCTGCGCCACTGTAATTAATATTAATAGTTTTATTTGATATATCGTCTGGTCGCAATGTGTAAGATAGATTCTCACTTGTTCGATACCACACACGTATAATATTCTTTGGTATCTTTCCGAAATTCTCATCAGTGAACATAATGCTGATCTGATTATTTTCTCGTGTCTTTACTGCAAATATTTCATCGGTTCCTGCTTTGATATCATTAAATATTTCATTTTGACCAAATACACTATCAACTTTAGTCCACTGAGTAATTACATTACCATCTGCATCAATTGATTGTACCCAGACATCTGAGTTATTAATGTTGGGCACATCTACATCAAGTGAAAGATTGCTGATTGGACTGTCTATTATAAAATCCTTATACTGCAATGATCCTTGTTTAAATCCACAAAAGAAGCCAGATGTATTACTACCAACACCTTTGCCGTCATTTTTATATATCATTGTAAATGCAGATGTAGGATTGGGCGTTGATTCAATGATGCTACGATATTGACTATCGTAATCCAATGCGATAACATCGAATGATGCACTTGAACCTGCTGCGCTTCCTTGTATTGAGAACTTAATTTGATCATTCAATGTGTTCAAATTATAATATTCAACTACTTGTCCGCCAATATTAATATTAATTCTTGGTGTACCAAATTGATTTCCACTAGAAAAAGCAGCATTAATAACTGTAATAAAGTCATCTATGTTATTGATATTAGAAGCACTTTCATATCTAATTTCTTTACCAGCCAACGTAGTACCATCACTGCCAATTACTGTTTCATTAGTTTTCACACTAACTACTTTTAATTCACCAAATGCTGTTACATTTCGTCTTGGTTGATAACCTAAGAATTCTGCCAATTTAAATACGGCATCTTGTCGTACTGCTGTACTCAAGAAGTTGTTACGAGTATTTAAATCTGCACGAAATGCTAAGTTATGACCAAACTGTGCGATAAGATCCAGTAGTGCTACGAATTCACTTGATTCAATCCAGTCATTATAATTCTCTGGATATTTTTCTCGTACATAATCGACCATTGTACTACGTATAGTAGCATAGTCATACGCTTGGAAATTCGCATTAATATACGAATCATATACTGCGGTAAAATCTTCCGCTGCAAATAACTTTGATTGTCTTACTGATTGTGTCATAATTTATAACTCGCCTGATTCACGGTCAAACTTTAATTCAAGTTCAGTTGCCGTCGTTGTCGGTATATACAATAATTCTATTCTTATTGTCACCATATGTTTATCTTCTTCAACCCTAACGAATTCACTTGCTAAATTGAAACGCGGGTCATAATTAACAATATTCGATACTTCCTGTTGAATCAAATCAACTGTAATATCATCTAGTGGTTGAAATACATAGTATGGCAAATTACTACCAAACTCTGGGTTCGTCCATTTCTCTCCCTTACGGATTAAAAAATGATTACTCAAGTCCTGTTTAGCAAGTTCTAGATCAGATAGTTGTTTACTTGTATTTTTTTCACCAATCGTGGTGTAACCGATTATTTTATTCATACAAGTATTTATGCAAAAATTAACTACTACTATAATGACAGATATAAAAAAACCGTCTATGTGACGGTTTTTATTAGTATATTCTAATTTTATTAATACATTTCAATTTCTGTTATTCTAACATGCTCTTCTGGCCAGTTTATATACTCTAACCATTCAACACGCGGTACTGTGATACCAAATGTTTTTGATGAATATGCGAGTGCATGCCATGTAGGCTTCACGGGTTCTCGGATAGGCTTCATTAATTTACTACCTTTCATACCATTGCACTTTTTACATGATGCTACGCAGTTAGTCCAACTTGTACCACCATCAAGAGATTTTGGAATAACGTGATCAATAGTCAGTTTATCATTGGCAAATTGTTTAGAGCAATATTGACACTCATGTTGATCTCGTAAAAATAAATTCTTGCGAGTGAACTTAGCCACTTTTGGTAATCGATGATAACGATTTAACATGACAACTGACGGCATCAACATTTCAAAATTAGCTGAATGCAATACAGTATTGTAACTATCTAATATTACTATTTTATTTTGGAAATGTGCCTTTACTGCATTCTGCCAACTGATAGTACTCAGTGGCAGCATAGACAATGGTTGGGCGTCTGCATTCAGTAGCAGTACTCGGTTATTCATTGTATGTTTCCGTTTACGTTCTGTAAGTTATGTTTGATTGGCAGTGTTAACTATCTGTCGTTGCCTTGTTTGTGTTAAATTTGGTAAAAATCTTCTTGTTTCAACATAGTAGATATATTCTGCTTGCTGACGTGCCAGTTTATCTGTTAATAATGCATATTCTTTTCGTAATATCTGTAGACCACGTTCTCTCAATAATGTTCGTTCTGTTCGACTACCATAATCGCCTAACATCATTATCGTTGCAAGTGGCTGAGTCAATAATCTATTGTAGCCACTTTCGATAAGTGCAGATGCTATATAATCCCATTTCTTATCGACAATCCATTGGGATAAATTAAATGTTCTTGCTGGCGTTCCTACTTTAGTGAAGTCTCCAGTGAAGTAGTATAAACATAGTAGTGCATCATATTGTGATTGACTCAATGTTTTAATTGCAATCAGTCTTTTAAACTTTCGTTCTTTTGTTTTAAAATCAGATAACCATTCACTATACGCTTCGCTTTCAAGTAAACCATCACCATTAATTTTATCGTTAATAGTATTGTAACCTATTTGTGTATTATTGTCAAGCGTTGTTTTGTAACATCTCCATTCAAATCTTCTTAATGAAAAATTAATAATATCACTACTTGCTTCAAGCACACGCAGTTCTTGCTCTGTTTCTACAACGGCGGTGTCATCGATTGTCCAACGAGAATAATCTATTAAGTTAGATGGTGTGATGGTATTAGGTAATATAGTAGACATTATGTTTTACCCTTCGCTGTCTTAATTGTTTCTTGTATCTTACTCGCCCCTTTCCACGGATGATGTTCTGGTACTCTAGCAGACACACTTTCTGTGACATTTTCATTCATATCTAATTTATTTACTTTAGGCTTTGGTGCTGCGGCAGCAGTCGTTGAACTATTCATGTATATCTTAGGCGCGGTTTCTATATGATTACTACCTGATTTGTTATGAATATCATTTAATGCTTGTATTATTACATCATTGCCACTTTTCAAATAATAGTCAGTCGTTGATTCCAAACTCATGATATCAGATTTCATATTGATATTCTTCTTTGCTTCCATATTGATGTTACCATCTGCATGAAAATTTAAATCTTCTTCCGAATGTATATTTACGCTCTTTTTACTATACACATCTATGTTTCCTGCTTCGTCCATTTCTATCCAAGCATTGCCGTTGTGGTTTGTAATATAAACAAATTTATTAGTATCATCTAATAATATTTGTGCACCACCCCTGCTTCGCAAGCGTATGTTATTGCTGTCATTTTTTTTATCTCCCGGACTGTCTCCATCATCCATTGTGAACACATGTCCATTTAATGTAGTTATTCCGAATACATTACTTGGTGATTCTCGTCTTGCACTAGACAAACTATGACCACGTGAATAATCATCTTGTAGTCCTTGTTCTTTTAACCATGACTGTGCGATAGGATCAACAGGTTTCTTTACATCGTCATCAGTGTCAGTTGGATTCTTTTCACCAACTGGCTGAATAGTACCATCATGTGATTCTGCACTTGCACGTCCACCCATCATATGGTTTCTAGCGCGAGACATTAGAGAACCAACAATTATACCTTGATCTAATAATTCAACAAATACGACCAATACAGATGTACCAACTGCTGGTGGCTGGGGCCACATACCATAACTTTTTGGTGTTCCACTTTCACTCGTACCATCTTTGCCATATTCCTTTTTGTCACTAGTTACTTTGTCAACCGATGTACTGGTAATACCGCCATATGGCGTACATAACAAACAAATGTGATCAACTTCACTACCAACTATCGAACCAAATTCACCAAATCTAACTGATACACGACCAGTATACATGCTATCGGTGATATCAGTCACTACACCCACATATTGACCAGCAGGTAATTCTTTTCCCCTTACTGTCTTAATATTAATTCCCATTCTGTAACCCTATTTTTATTAATTGTTTTTGAATCAAATCAGTAGACGAATTCCTATCACGCATGCCCTTTAACGTTTGTGTAAACTTACCTAATTGAAATTTACTCTCTACTTCTATTATTTTATATACACCACTAGATGCAATATCAAGTTTACGTCCGCCTTGTGTCTTTCCATTATCTGGGAGATAATTAATGAATATGATCAAAGAATCTTCGTCTAAATTATCTATCAGTGTGGATCTATTTTTTGAAGTTACGTATGATCCTGGTGTTCCTAGCCAATAAGGATCACCTTTGATAGTAACATCGAATGAAATAAAATCCATACTTGCTCCGTGTAACTCAGCCTTATCAATTGCGTTAGATGCATTTTGTTCTTCACTATTCGCTTGATCTTTTGAGGATGTTGATTTTATCTCAGTTGTTATGCTTTCAATTTGAGTATTCGGAGATTGATTGTTTATGGATAATTCACTTAGATAAGTGGGTATACGCTGTGTTACCTTTGATGGCTCTAAACTTCCTAACTCTTTTGTTATTTTTGTATATCCCGCACTGTTAGATGGATCACGAGTTAAATAAAACATATGATTAAAATTTAAATTGAAATCTAACACCTCTGAATTATCTCCAGAAAATAGAAAACTATAAGCCTTATTGATAGGCAATAATTCAAGTCTTCTAGATTGATATGATGCATCTATGGTAGCACTCTGCTGATTATACGGCTCAGATTGAGGAACTGTATGTGATGTGTACAGACTAATGGTTAATTCAATTAGTTCTTGTTCTGAGTTTGTATATATATCTTTCTTATCAGTGGTTTTGATTGTCGGTGTGACTTTTATGAAATCGTTTACGTATATATCTTGTCTACCCGCGTGTGCACGTCCGCGATCAAATTTTATCGCATCTTGTTTCATCTTATTATTTTCAGTTGTGTTTTCTGCAAACGTATTATAATAATCAGGAACTTGCTTAGTCAACGTACTGACTAAGTACTCTACTACATTTTTTGCCTTTGGTAAAGTATAATATGCTGCGACTGGATTTTTCATATCATTATCATGTCCAGATCCTTTTACTGGCTCCATGGGAGATTTTAAATATTTTTCAAAACTCTTATCAATTTTTATGTTCCATTGTTTCGCGTTTACAGCAGTATCTTTGATTTGTAATTTTCTTATATTTTGCTCATGATTATTTAACTCAATCTGTAATTGATCTAAAAATATCTCGACATTTGTTACGCCTGTTACTTTTATATCAGTTACAATTTTTGATGCTGCTACTGCTATTTTATGTTGATTTGCTGCTACAATGTTATATTGTGAACCATCTGGTCCTGCACTTGCATTTATTGAAGATAACATCATTGGGTAATAAAATACTCCAGGGAATGATTCCGGCGCGGATGTTACTACGTTTCTACCAATAAATTCAACTTTTAGTACATATTTTGCTGACTGTATATTGGTGAATTTGAATAAATGACTAAGTTGTAATATTCTATTCATTAACTGAAATCCACCTGGCTCGTATACATCAAATTGAAATGCACCAGTTGTGGTATTACCAGTATCGGTTCCGGGAGAAATCCTAGACTGTAGTATTAAATTTTCTACTGAATATTCTGACGTTTCTCCAGACGAAGCAATAATTGTAGCCTTTTTATTTCCAACTGCTGCATTATTATCTAATAGTAGAGGATTGTTAAATACTTCATGATTAACAATATACCATGTAAGTTTATATGTTGGACTATCAACCTCTGAACACCAGTTCATTGATGTTTCTATATTACCTGTAGACATGAATTTACCTTATATAAAATTGTATGGGACTTGTATGGTTAGTCCGGACTTAAAATCCATTATCGGATCTTTTAATAAATCTTGATTAAATTCTGCGAATATCCACCATAAATTAGAATTTGAAAATAAATCATACGCTAACACATCTGGTCTTTCGTTGTACTTTGCTAACAATGTCAATGAATATAAATCATATACTGATATATCACTAATAACAGATTCCATTACATCAAGATATTTATTATCCACAATTTCTGTATTCTTGTATACACTATCTGCATCATATTGTACTGTCATATTATATCATCCCATTTCTTAATGTACTACCATTTGCATAATTAGCAAATGAGAATTCGTTACTAACCCTTTCTTGATTTTGTTGCATTAGCATTGTGATAGATACTGCAAAACTTGCTGGTATTGATATCAGTGTTGTATCTTCTGAACCGCCCACGCTCGCTGTGCTAAAATATCTGCCTACATCTGCTTCAACTGTTATCAAGTCTACCTCTTCAGCAAACGTATAATCAACTGATGATACTACTACAGGAACATTTTTATAATTATATTCTCCATATGCACTAAAATGCAAAATTGGAGGTGGTGTACCTGCTCTATTTGCATTTTTTCCATAATCCATTTTGGTCATTGTTTTTAAAAAATGCAAACATGCGATATTATACTTTGCTTCTGCTATTGTATTTGATACAAAATTAGCAGTTATACTAATCGTTGGATTAGGCGTATTCACATAGTACTGTTGCTGATAAACACTGTGCGTTGTATCATATGTATTATAATTAGCAGCAAATGCCGATTGAAACATTGCAGGCGTGTACGAAAATATAATGCCATTGATGTCTGCTAATTCTTTTAGAATACCAGAACTGAATAGATTTTTTGCCCACGTTGCATTTGCATCGCGCAATACCAATTTTGGTTTATTTTTACTTGGAATACCAGCCATTATCGCACTCTGCCTTCAATGAAATCAAAAATACCTTGATCGAATTTACCAAAAAATTTCATAAATATTTTTTTCTTTTCTTCAAACTCTGCGTCACTACTCATAACTTCTCTGAAATCACTAGCACTCATACCACCCTGCTCAATTGGCATCGCAATATAATATACACGATTTTCATCTTCTGTCTGTAAATTATCCATATCATCTGGCATCGGTGCTAATACACCGCCAGGCTTTAATCTACCAGCGTCTTTTTCACTGAATACTAATACTGTTGCTGTATTACTCTTATCTCTGCCTACCAATGAAACATCTGGCTTATATGGTTGTGTATTAACAATATGATTTACGGGCACACCAAACATCTTAGACATGATAGATGCCTTTTCTTCAAATGTGAATGGGTCGGTTGAGTAATCGTCTGCTGAGTGCATTGATTGCTGTTTTTTGCCAAATGTAGTCGCGATAAATACATTATCAGCACCAAATCTGTTAACTAATTTTTTATACAGCGCAAAGTGTCCTGAGTGCATTGGCTGAAAACGTCCGCCATAAAACACAGTGATTTGCTTTGCTATACTTTCTGTTATGATATCTGATATTCGCATCTTAATAATCTCCTACTTATCATGTATTTAGCCTATGATAAACTATGTACTTAATGATTCGAATAGATTAAAAAATAAAACTTGACAAACTAGTAAATCTGATATATAATTGTAATAATATTAAATGGAGCAATAAACCTAATGGCGAGAGATCCCTCTACACATTACTTAAAGAATAAAGAAATACTTAAAGAAATACATAAATCTAAAATGACATTCTGTTGGTTAAAAGATCAGAAATATTTCCTATTTGATCATATTGTTGAATCATTCGATGATATCAATGAAGAAACTATCTTGATTGCAAAGCAAGCACAAGCATCTAGATTACAAAAGATTGCACACGAAGCCGAAGTAGTACGTTGGCAGAATGGTGAATTAACGAAGAAAACTAAGCCCAAAGCAGCAGAGTTTTTAGTCAGTATAGATTCTATTAAGACGACTGACATAGTATTTCGCGTCATGGGATATGATCATGTTCCATTAGAAGCGCGTAAGAAGACACCTAAAACCGTAGCAGATCATCACTCTCGCTGTAATTTTCCAGCATACAAACATCGTTCTTTTATTAATGATGAATGGACAGAAGTTGCTCGTTCTCATTGGGATGGTGATTTAGAAACAGGAAAGTTCAGTGTTACATGTGGACATACAACAGAACGATTAGCGATGATGTATATGAAATTATGTGAACGATACTCTATGCGTGGTAACTGGCGTGGGTATACATATGTAGATGAAATGCGTGGTCAAGCAATTTTACAATTGACAATGATCGGTTTACAATTCAATGAACTTAAATCACAAAATCCATTTGCATACTTCACTACAGTAATCAATAACTCGTTTACACGTGTATTGAATTTAGAAAAACGTAATCAAAACATCCGTGATGATTTATTAGAAGAAGAAGGACTAGATCCAAGTAACACTCGCATATTCAACGCGGAATGGGAAGTACAGAAAACAAAATATCTACCAGATATTGAAGGAATAGAAGAAATAGAAGAAGAATCAACACCAGACGATATCACAACAGTAGAATAGTAAAGGGAATAAACAGTGAGTAAATTTTTTGATGAAGCAGTAATTTTTACAGATATACATTTCGGTCTTAAAAATAATTCTAAGATGCATAACAATGATTGTCTTAACTTTATTAAATGGATGATAGAAGAAGCACATAGTCGAAACATTAAAAAATGTTTCTTCTTAGGTGACTGGCATCATCACAGAGCAACTATTAATGTTGGTACTCTGAATTACACAGTTGATGCGCTACAGATATTGAATGATAATTTTGACGAAGTACATATGATCATGGGAAATCATGATCTATATTATCGTGAAAAAAGAGATATCAACTCACTTCCATTTGCAAATAAGTACCCTAACATTAACATCATCAATGATGAAATATTTGAAGAAGATGGTGTTGCGTTTGTCCCATGGTTGGTTGATGATGAATGGAAGAGATTGAAGGAATTGAAGTCTAAGTTTATCTTCGGTCACTTTGAATTACCTGATTTTTATCTGAATGCTATGATTAAAATGCCAGATCACGGTGGGTTAAAAGCATCTGACTTATCGAAAGCAGATAAAGTATTCTCTGGTCATTTTCACAAACGTCAGGAAAAAGGTAATATTATCTATCCAGGAAACTGTTTTCCACATAACTATTCTGACGCATGGGATGATAAACGTGGTATCACTTTCCTAAACTGGGATGGTACATATGATTTCAAAACTTGGCATGATGCACCAAAGTATCGTGTAGCGAACTTGAGTCAATTGTTAGATGATGCTGGTAGTATCTTGACAAACAACACACATTGTCGTATAATATTAGATATCAATATTTCATATGAAGAAGCGAATTATATTAAAGAAACATTTGCTAATGATTATGATTTACGTGAGATATCTCTAATGCCTTCTAAGAAGGATAATGTATCTGGCGAAGACTGGGATACGGATGGTGATGTATCAGTAGAAAATGTTGACTCAATTGTTCTTAGTCAACTTGAAGCGATAACATCTAATTCTATTCGTAACGAAACTTTAATTTCAATATATAACGATTTACACATATAAACTATGCTCACAATTAAGAATGTCACAATTAAAAACTTTTTATCAGTAGGTAACGTCACTCAGGCTGTTTCCATTAATGAAACAGGACTAACTCTCGTACTGGGCAATAATGTCGATATGGGCGGTGATGGTTCTCGTAATGGAGTTGGTAAGACTACTCTTATTAACGCAATCTCATATGCACTATTTGGTAGTGCATTATTTAATATTAAAAAATCAAATCTTATCAATAAGATCAACAATAAGCACATGACTGTCACAGTTGATTTTGAAAAGAATGGTTCTCAATATCGTATTGAACGCGGACGCAGTCCCAATGTTTTTAAATTCTATGTAAATGAAGTAGATAACAGTGATATGACTGATGAAGGTCAGGGCGAGGGTCGTTTAACACAGGTTGCGATTGAAAAAGTTATTGGTATGACTCACACAATGTTCAAGCATATTATTGCACTAAATACATACACTGAGCCATTCTTGAGTATGCGTGCAAATGATCAGCGGGAGTTGATCGAACAACTGTTAGGTATCACTCAACTATCTGATAAAGCTGAATTACTTAAAGACCTTATCAAGATAGGCAAAGAACGTATTCAAGAAGAAAATTATCGTGTTCGTGCAGTCGAAGATGCGAATGAACGATTTAATACAAGTATCAAAGATTTAGAACGTAGACAACGTCTATGGCATAAAACTAATGAACAAACTATTAAAGAACTTGAGATAGACTTGGTAACGTTGTATGAAATCGATATAGAAGTTGAACTAGAAGCACATATTGCGTTTGAAGAATATACAACAAGAAGAAATAAATTTAATTCATACACCAAAGATATTGCGAAATTAACAACAACCTTAGATCGTGAAAATAAACGACTCATTAAGGCAGTCGAAGATTTAGAAGCGTCTATGGAACATAAATGCTACGCATGTGGACAAGAGATTCATGATGAAAAACATGAACAAATTCTTGAAACAAAAACGGTAGCAGTCGCCGAGTATAAAGAACAGATAGCGATAGATGTAAATACGATTGAAACATATACCATTGAACTAAACAACATAGGTGATTTAGGTGTTCCTCCTAGATTATTTTACGAAACAGTACAAGAAGCATATGAACATCAGAACAAGTTGTCTAATACAATCGCAGCAATTGAACGTACAACAAATGATTCAGATCCTTATCAAGAACAAATTGATACACTAAAAGATACTGGTTTACAAGCAGTTGATTGGGATGAACTTAATCGTTTAACCGATATCAAAGATCATCAGGATTTTTTATTAAAACTATTAACAAACAAGGACTCGTTTATTCGGAAGCGTATTATTGAACAAAATCTACAGTTCCTTAATGTTCGTCTAGATCATTATATTACACAACTAGGATTACCACATGAAGTTAAATTTCAGAGTGACTTGTCTGTTAGCATTGTGCAATTAGGACAAGATTTAGATTTTGACAATTTATCTAGGGGTGAACGTAATCGTTTAATTCTAGGATTAAGTTGGGCATTCAGAGATGTGTACGAGAGTATGAATTCTGCAATCAACTTAATGTGCATTGATGAATTAATTGATTCTGGCATGGATAGTGTAGGTGTTGAAAGTGCATTAACCGTTTTAAAGAAAATGGAGCGTGAACGAAATAAAGATATTCTACTTATTTCGCACAGAGATGAATTAATTGGTCGTGTCAATAGTGTATTGCAAGTTACAAAAGAGAATGGATTCACTACATTTAATACAGAGATGGAAATAATTGAGACATAAACAAAAGATTGGCATTGATAAAGAACCTGTAACAACAGACAATGCAACTGACGTTAGTCAGATCGAGATCGATCTGACTGGCGATGAAACTGATACAATATGGATTTACGAATCAGATTTCAATAGTATAGAAATCATGCAAAATGTTGGTGCTGATATTCTACAAAAAATAAGAGCAGTAAGTGGAAAAAAATAATGTAACATATGAATGGACATATGAAGGTAATGTAGTAGAAAAGTTGCCGGAAGGATGCGAAGCATTTGTTTATGTAATAACAAATACAGTCAGTGGTATGTTGTATGTAGGTAAAAAACTAGCAAAGTTTAAAACTACTAAACCGCCACTGAAAGGAAAAAAGAATAAAAGACGTGGTACTAAAGAAAGTGATTGGAAAGAATATTTTGGTTCCAGTGATAGACTTAATGCAGACGTTGAAGAACTAGGCAAAGATAGTTTCACACGAGAAATTATTCATATGTGCCCAACAAGAGGCATTGCCAGTTATCTAGAAGCACGCGAACAGTTTGAACGCAGAGTACTTGAAACAGATGATTACTATAATGGAATCATCAATGTTAGAGTTGGCGGCTCAAAAGTTCTTAAAGAACACCTAAACGAAACTAAATCCTCAGGCAAATGAAATTATACTTGACAGGCACTAAAAATCATGTATACTTATTAAACGAATAAACACTTAAACAAAAAACTTAAACAAAAAACTTAAACAA